CGGCCACAACCTCAACAGAGGCCACCCGGTTAACTGGGTGTCAAAACTGCGAAGTGGTTCCGCACCACTGCGCGCTCAAAACAGAAGGAAACACCACCCCGGCTTACACCAGAGCAGCAGCACCCCGAGCAGCAAGCCCAAGGGCTCCCGCTGCAGCAGTGTCTTCGGAAAGTTCCTCGACACCGTGTCCCACGGCAGACATGGTCTTCACCACGTCGTTCCAGGCCTCATCGGCCAAGGTATCATGATGTGTGTGAGTTGCTGTAGCAGGATTACCAGGGTCGAAACGCACCCTCCACTCGATCGTGACCATAAACTGAATGTTAACGGGCGTATCAGTCAACTGCGCGAACACAATCGGCGCCAGCGCAGCTGGTTTCTGAATAGGGCTCCACGTGAATACAGTGTTATGTTCGTGCACAGGCGCGAACTCAGCGTACTCATTCATGTTTATCGGATAGGCGCTTGATTTTACGCCACGGAGGCACAATTTGCCTCCAGTCAACATGCGCGGTGAATAAAAGCTGATAAAACGAGCAATCATATCATCGTAAAGCAATGTTGCATCCGACTCACCCAACGCAAGAGCCTGATTCACACGCCCCATGGCAAAGATGCCATTGGCGTTATCCAACGCGTTATCATTCATAACCTGAACGGTCAGAGCAGCGGGCACAAGCTCACATGAGTCCCCGAGACCAGACAATGGCATAGGAATGGCTTTGGTGTTGTCTGCTGCGGTAATACCTGACGTCGACGTCACCGCTTCAACACCACACCAATTATACCATCGAGCTCGCGGAGCCGCAGAATCGGCATCAGACAGGAATGGACAGAACTGTATATACCTGGAAGACGACTTGTGCAGGACTGTAGTGCGCATAACCGTGTATGGACCAACTGCACGAGGCAGGCCTAACGTTCGCGGTATGCGTGCATCCAAACACTGAATCATCTTACTAGTTGACATCTTGCCAGGCACTCTCGATCCAAAATTCTGCCTTGGTGCAGCAACTGCGCCTTGTGTCAGCACAATTGTCGCGTCCCTACGTCTCATAGTGACACCCTTTGCAGGTTTCGATTTCGTCTTCATATCCTTGCGAACCTTCGCCAGGATCTTAGACGCCTTGGTAGCTTTGGGTCCCTTACCCATCTCAAACGCAGTCCACGGACTTAACTCCTAGTCGCGACTCGTACTCACCTCGAGCCACCGCGCGCGTGTGTGTATTTCTCAAACTGGTCCGCAACTTCGAACCACGAAGTGGTGCGTGTTCACCACTCGCCCTAACCGTTGCCAAATTGATGTGTACGACCGAGACTCAAAACGACCCCACAGCCACGTCTAGCTTAGTAGCAATAACCAAGCCTTTGACTCATGACTATTTCTTAACGTCCGTCTAGCAAAATGCTGTTGACTCAGACGAGTGATCGTTGAGATTAACCTCTATATGCACCCACGCAAGCTACATGAACGCAACATCCAGCTAATAACCCGCAACGACTTAGACATAGTGTCCATGGAACTCGTCCACAAACAAAACGCCCGTCTCAGCAGGTGTTCACCTTCCCCAACCAATCGTACACAAACCCTCTTTTGTAGGTGGGCTCCAACCACCGAACCACAGGGCATGTGGGAAGAGGGCGCCCTCACCGTAAGGTTTGCCAAACCACCAGGCTCTTCACCGTTCTCACGTTCCGGCTACTGAGGCATAAGGTCCCCTAGACTGTTGGGCTTATCTTATAGTCTAGCTTGGCACTTGCATAACGCACCAAGTATGGGTTGCATCGCATAACGGCTACATTCCATCAATCGGTGGTACCCCTGGGAAGGGCCCAACCGTGTCATGCGACCCTAGCGTCCACGAGCAAAACACTAGGTATTCCGAGCACGACTCGTGCTCCCCTACATCAACACACGTGCGACCACCGATATTTATAAAGGCCCCTCGGTGGACGGGGCCGGCTTCAACAGATCATTCTGCACTCCTCCATGCGGCTGGGATAACCGCTTGAAGATCAAAGCCATGCGACTTCAGGGTAGTCAACCCCGTCATCATGGACCATTCAAGATCCGTGCACTCCCCTGCAGAGACATGCGCCCACTCACGCCATATCTCCTCATTTGAGAAATCAGGTTCGGGAAAGTGCTGCAATTCAACTATTCCTCCGGGACCAAGGCTCATCTCGATATCCCGGAGGGCTGCCTCATTCACCTTGTTGGGCACGCCATTCTTATTGTCATCGTACATAGCCTTGGCGAACTGGTAAATGGGTGGAACAGAACGGAATTGCGTGCCCAATCTGATAGCATACATCTTCAGAGTGGCGGGCACCTCATTCGGTTGCATGTTCGTTGTAGTCCAAGCTTTCTCTTGCAACAAACGCTTGATCGGGGGCGCACTGACCAAACGTTCGCCACACTCGGCATCCTTCACAAAGACCGGCTTGCCGTCGCGCATCAAAGCTCGTTCTCCAACGAATTCCAAGTAATCAGGCCCTTCCAATTTGACCTGGTCCACTTTTGCTTTCCAACCCCACCTTTTGAAAAACACACACAACTCTTCAGCAGTAATATTCTCCTCCAACATTCCTGCTGTGTCATCCCCTTCCCATCCTACTCTGGCCAGGTATTCCTTGCCGTCTCGCGCTGACTCATAAAAGAAATTACGACCTCCGGAGATAACCCACCGTCTGATCGATTCATTCATGGAACGTGCGCTACATAGAAATGAGAACCAAGAAACAAGGTTTTCAAACCAGTTCCCTGATGACGTCATTCGATCCCCACTCTCTCTCATCGCTCTCGGCAACTTGATCGTGATCTTGCACCTGGCACCTGCACCATCTTTAAAAGACATAACCCATGTGGCTTCTTTCGTCCGCACATCAACTATGCGGTCAAATGCCATCTCTAGGCCGTCCAATCTCAAATGTGATGCAATGTGCTTAAGTACATCGACCTCCATCTCTTTAAGTTTACCGCAAATGCCAAACTCGAAAGCCGTTTGATCAATAGCAAACAACAACGATTTGTTCTTGACATTTCCGAAGCCCTTGAACAACTCCGCCAGTGCAACATCTTTGCTCCGGCCTTTGATGTTCGAAT